GGCGTTTTCAACGTTTTTGGAACTGCGGTGACATGAACTGGCACCTCAGCTCCAGGTTCGGAGAATGTTAGACGGTCTGAGAGACTCTTATCAAGAGAGAATCTCAAATTGGGAAAGAGCATGTCATGAAATGACACCTCTTTCTCCAATCGCAAAGGCCAGACAGACTGATTCCACTTAGTGTTACCAAGTAGACCATCAGCTGTCTTTCCAGGACCGTGTTGTCCGATAATTCCGGACTCGATTATGGTTTGTTCAACCTTCTCGAGGACGGGTCCGAACAACATAAAACTGATTCGAAGAAACGAAGCTAGCTCCAACGGAGTAGCTTGTGAATCAGCTGACCTAACATCTCGCTCACACTCGACATACTTCTTAAAGGCCGATGCCGTCCTACTCGGACTGCACTGGAGACCGATCTTGCTCCACATCAGCGAAAACTGACGGAGAGCATGGATCGCCTCAATAGAAGGAATGTCGAGCAATCGACCAGTTTCACGATCGAACACGAGATCCAAGAAACCTCCGAGAAATCGGGGGAGACTTCCTCTTCTAGAAAAACCAATGAAGAGGCTGGGATCGACAAGACCTTGGTCAAGACCTTTTTGGAGATCTTTTCCAAAGTCCGACAGGGATATCGTCAAAAACGATATACCCTCGTGTTCAATACGATCCGTGACCGTTTTTAGGTCACGGATGGTGCTAACGCAACACCATGTCCCCACATCTGTGAGGACGCGCTGCACGAACGAGATCAGGCTTTTCAAGAGTTCCTCCATAAGGGGGTAGCTCTTCCTCAGCAATGATCTCACAGATCCGGATGAAGGTTCGGTTCAAGGAACCTACGACACCCTTCCACCGAAGTGGGTCAGGACTCGCCACCAAGAAACTTGGTGACGATGGCACCCGAAGAGGCAGCCAGGTACGCCACGACGGCGTCCACGACTTCCTTCTGCTGCGCCACTGTGTACCCAGCCACCGGAACGTCCACGATGAGCGTTGCGCTCATCGAGTACTTCTGGTTGACTGTGGTAATCAGTGGATCGCCAGCAATCTTCGAGTGACCAAATCGCATGGAGTGACGAGTGCGCTTGCCGTACGACGTCTGGACACTCTCAGAGATGAGATTGTCGTTTGACGTGTAGACAGATGCATTCGGCGCGGAGCTGGTTCTCGGAAGAGAAACAGCAACACCAGCGATTGTGATTGACTGTGGATCTGTGAAAGCCATTGCATCGTCCCTGCAGTTTGTTGGGGCCCTGCAATTGTAATCACAGGGTGTGTCCTCGATCGCTTTCCTAGATCATAGGAGGCGGATCGATCGCGGACTCTTGGTTATACCAAGAGCCGCAAGGATGGCCCACTGAGCAGCTGAGAAGCTGTTCGGATTTTGGCCAAAACCGTAGGGTGTTGCTCTCACACGATCCTTACGAGTTACTGTATGGATCGCAGTGATATCTCCCATAGGTTTTCCGAAAGAATCGGAAACATTAGAGAGGGCGGCTGTATGCTCTGATGTAGTAGTACACATCAGATAGCCGTAGCGCAACACAAGTCCGTTTTGACTGAACGCGTTCATGTTGTGGAGAACATCCCCAACATTCCCGAGCCAGTCACCGAACCAAGACCATGGAGCCACATTCCAGAGAGTCTCGGGAGTAATCCCGATGCCGTAGACACGATCAATTCGTGCCAACATATGATCAAGTTGTGAGAGATAATCTCTCGACACATCAAGATAATATGTGTACGCGCCTGAAAACCAAAGCTTACGCTTAGTGATCAGACTCTCTGTAAGTGGTCTACTGGCCAATGAGATGACAGTCCCAAATCCGCTCAAGCCCGTACCGGTTGGGTCATAGACCTTTCCGGTGCGACCAGGAGTTGATAATTGGGAGGAAACTGTCTCTAAAGGCCTGTTCCAACGCCGTCGGACATTACGTCCAGAATCTCTTTCAAATTGAGCTATCGTCTTAAACAGATCAACTGTTGCGACGATAGTAGCGCGAAGATCCCCTAGCAGGGGTTTCACGCCAAACTCTAGCCAGAGATGAAAGTCAGCTGAGTTCCGAAGAACCCCGCCGGACCCACCTCTTGTTAGAGCTTCAAACACTCGGGAGTGAAGGGGTAACCCTTCAATTAGTAACTCACCGATTGCCGTTGAAAGAGAGACGGAAGGATTAGTGGGAATCGTATCCGCGATAGCCCTCGTTCCCCAGAACGTCAGATCTGACGGAATGGAAATCGAGGGATACGTAGGAAATTGGTAAAAGGAAGGATCCGGAACAACCGG